GAACGTGATAATTTAATAGACATACTTAACTATCATATAAATCATAGATATTTAGAGGGATTAATTTATGATATAGAATATAAATGTGCTAAACCACTATTAGAATAATAAAAATTGATTGTGTTTCTTTTTAATATATAATTACGCGCAACCCGTATTGTTCGTCTTGCGCTCTGCTACAAGACACGTTTTGATACTACAACAACAAACAACAGCAAACAACAGCAAACAACAGCCAGTAACAACAAGTAACAACAAGTAAGCAACAAACAACCAGTAGCATAAAAACTTCTGAAATGTCTGTTCTTCATGATACTGTTGAAACTGTTCAAACTGTTGAAACCGTCGAAACCGTTGAAACCGAAGATACATATGTGAGATTTTTCGAACACTGTACCGATTCGCTTGAGTTCTCGGCATTACATTATCATCACAACAGGGAACCTTACTATTTATTGTTTATTGTGGTTCTCGATGATGATGGTAATAAGGATAAGGTATATATTGAGAAGATTGACACGCATTCACACAATAACAAATATGTATATGATATTGTGATGCCTTATGCTATTCTGGAGAGCGACGAAAATCTCAAGAAATACTATGATCTTTCTGTGATGCTTGCGAATACCAGAAATAGCGTGTATTATGATAATGTTGGCAAATATTCTAAATATTTAATAAGAACTTACGATACTGACAGCGATAGCGAAGAAGAAGATCAGGAAACAGGCGAGAAAAAGCCTAAGAGGTCAGAAAGAAATTGGTGTATCAATTGCGATACAATTTGGAAGAACATGCGGCTTTCTAAACAGTCCGCTTTAAACTGCTATTTTAATATCAACCCATTCACATACAAATATAAAATCGATACAGATAAAAAAATAAATGGTTTTCTCACACACTTTAATAATTTCATAAAATATAATGGTGTATCTACCGCAATTAAGGAGGAAATAACTGCGAATTACAACAATTCCATGCGACTTATTCGAGAGTAAAGATGAAGACTGAAGAAGACTGAAGAAGACTGAAGAAGACTATAAGAAATGTCTCTCAGACAACCTTAGAGGTGCGTTATTCTTAAGTAATTGTAATGGAGGATTTACGATAGGTAAATCAGACTTATTAGGTTTTATACAATAATCATAAACTTCATCAGGTTTGCTTGTATGATTCTTATCACCTCTTAAAGTATTGTTATATACCTCTTCTAATTCAGGTTCATAATTATCGTTATTCGGATTTCCAAGCTTATTATTGTTATTACTGGGATTATCTTTCAGTATATCTACATTATCTATGTTATATGTATAGCTGTCTGTATTATTTGTTTTTTTATATTTTGAATAATCATCATATATTTTTAGATGGTCGTCATTCATATTCATTCTATTCTTATTGTTTGCTGCTAATACTTGGTTATTACTTTGCTGCTGCTGCTGAAGATATTGGAGATACTGTCGTTGCTGCTGCTGTTGCTGCTGTTGCTGCTGATGTAGGTTGTAATAATAGAAGATTATTAATATTCCTATAAATACAAAAAATATGATATAATATGCTTCATAATTCATAATTCTTTTACTATAATAATATAATATATTATATATGTCTTTCATTCGTCTTCGTCTTCGATAAACTTGATCTTACTTTTAGAATTATCAGGATCGTCGTCATTATCATTATTACCATTATTATTATCAATAACAGAGCATTCATCGCTCTCTATTTTTTCATTATCTATGTAAAAGGAAACCTTGTATTTATTGTTATTATAAAACTTTAATCTTGCCCCTCCTTTTCTCTTAAATATCGAAAAGTCATCAAGTATATCAATACATAGTGGTGTATATTTTCGCTTTTCTGGAGGTTCCCTAAGAATACGCCCTATTGATTGCTGAATATCTGAGATTGGGCTTGCAAATATTATAGTATTTAAGGAAGGTACATTAAAGCCCTCAGAAGCAAGTTGATATGTCGCAAGAATTATTTGCTTTTCAGCGGTGATCGCAAGATCCGTCTGCTTCATACCGCCAACATAAAATCCATAACCTGGTACACCACCAGCTTCAGCAATCTTGTTTTCTATAATATAACTCTCTATATCTTTTAATTGATTTCGGCGCTCGCTTAATATAAGCACACGTCTCTCTGGTTCCTTTCTTAAAATATCCATTAAAAGGGAAATTATAAATTCTGTACGTGGTTTAAATGTACAAACATTATTAATCATTCCCGCACCATTCTCTTTGCCATTCCACATAAGTTTTACAGTAGAATAATCAACATGTGTTTCAAAATATTTATGAACCTGAACATTCACATCACAGAACTCCTTATTTTTCATAGTATATACTGATTTTCCTATGTAATACTCAAAAACCTTGCGCATACCATCTTTCCTATTCAAGGTCGCAGATAACCCAAGTATTACAGGATTGTTTAGATTTCTGAAAGCTTTACAAAATACTTGAGCACCTGTATGATGAACTTCGTCTATAATAACAAATCCAATATCATCAAAAATACTGGCATCATAGTCTCGCATCGCAAGAGATTGTAGAGACGCAATTATAAAATCCTTGCCAACTACATCAACCTTCTTCTGTTTAATTATCCCGACTTTTGCGTCTGGAGCAAACTGTTTGATGGTATCTAAAAATTGTTGATTTAGAAAATCTTTGTGACTTATAAATATTGTTTTCTTTTTTAAACTACATGCGATATATAAACTCATAATAGTTTTGCCAAAACCACAAGGAACCGATATTATACCACCCATTTTTAGAGGATCTTTTGCGGCTTTTAGAAAGTTGCTAATAGGTTCTTGTTGCGCTTCTCTAAGAGACCCAATAAAATTAATATTTATATCCGCACCACCCGTTAATTTACATAGAGAAGGCGCACCATATTTTTGTAAACCGTAATATCGAGGTATATAAATTCTCTTATCATTCTCACTATATAACTGGAAAGTTAAATCTTCCGTCGAATTACTGTTTTTGTTCTTTGCGGTTCCTGTGTCAAAGTTTACTCTCGGAACCATAGTTAAATCCTTCTTTAAATGCTCGATATCTTTTTCAGTAAGAGAAGATTTTAATATACCATAACCATTTTTTGATAATATCGAATACATTATCGTTATTAGTTATTTATATTAAATACATATAGATATAAGTGTCATTTTTTTATATGGATTATAGTAGATAAGTAATAAAAAATTATTATATTATGATTATTATTAATTCTTTCAGAGCCTTAGCTGTAATATTATTAGCCTCAATTTTAATAATTAAAGAGATCCCCTTCAAGGCATTATTTAAAGACGCCATGATCCAATTTTATTTAGCTTTAACATGTATGCTATTTCTATTACTTGTTGATAATATTTTTGGTTTCATATTATCAATCTGTCTATTATCGCTATATTTTAGAATATATACAAGCGAACTCAAAAGTAAAAACACTTCCAACGATACTGGCGTTACTGGCGTTGATAGCGATCCACGGCGACCACAAAAAGCTTTTGTCCGTAATAGCGGCGAAAGCGGCGAAAGCGAAGACAATAGCGATAGTATAGAGAGTGGCAATACTAACAGCTGTGGATGCGGTAAAAAAGACTGTGATTGCGGTGATAAATGTGAAATGAATATGTCTCATATTCATACTGATAAGAATGCGCAGATTGCTGAGCTTGCGCAACAAACCATGTCTACAAATGATGCTAATGGTATGCTTGTTCCTTATATAACAGAAGAGAACCTTTTGGCGGCACAATCAAATATTGTTAATCCAACAGAATATAATAATGAATTACATGGCGTTAATAAAGGTATATATAATGAGGATGTATATGGTTCGCAAGGTTTAGATACTAAAAATATACATATGCGTGGATATGATACAAATAGCGTATACTTAGGAACTCTTTCATTCGATATCATATAATACCACATAATACCATATAATTAGAGTAAAAGTAATTATAAAAACAAATTAAAAATATAGATTATTATTAAGAGATTATTTAAATAATGTATGAACAGTTTGTTTCAAATTCTGAGAATGATAAAATAGTTGAGCAAATATTTACGATTTTAGGATATTCGACGCTTACCCTTGTAGTATGCGGAACATTATTATGGGCATATTATACTTCTGAAAAGAACCAGTATTTATTTATATCAGTATTTTCACTATTTGTATTATTTTATGCTATAATTATTATAGCAATCGTTGTAATTAATAAAAGCAACTATGATACTCTTTCATACGCAATTTTATTTGGTATTACAATATTCGTAATATTCACCACGTTTTTTGTAGCCGTCTTTTTCCTCCTTAAAAATTTCAACCTAATATCATCGTCAAGTTCCACAAGAACCAGTATAGAAAGTAATAATGCTAATGCTAACGCTAATGCCAATATTGCTAACGCCGATTATAGAAGGTTTTAATGACAGTACTTAAGGAAAGGATTTAAGGAAAGGACTTAAGGAAAGGACTTAAGGACGTGGCGGGACATTAAGTTTTATTCTAAATATATTCAAAGAACGATAGAACATAAATTATCGAGAATAGTGATATTGATTTTATATATATATCAAAATTACTTAAATTCTCATGTAGATATTCGGGCATCTTTTCATATACTGTATTAATAATACCAGAATGATATATAATTACTGCTAATATCACTAATATCAAACTTCTTTTTGCCACATCAGTATCTAAATATGACGAAATATTATCATATTTGCTATTGTTATTGTTATTACCGCCATGACCGCCATTCATATTAGGGCTATGCGGAGGATATGCCATAGATGGATAGGGTGATGGAGGATATTGCGGCGGTGGTAGCATATGCGAAGGTGGCATTTGAGGAGGCATACTTTGCGAGAATTGTGAAGATTTAGGTTGCTTGGATATCATTAATTCTTCTTGGAATTCATTCAAAACATCTTGAACTATCGGGTCATTTATGTCATTCGTATCGCCTGCTCCGCCAGCAGCGCCTGATTGTTGCGTTTTCATAGGTAATGTGCTTATAGGTGTTGACATTATTATAATTCTATCTATTGATATATAATATTTTCAATATAAATTATATTACGCAATATGGATTTTGCTTTATGTAGAAGTAAAAAATGTTCTCTCAAAAAACCCAGGGACACTTATTAGATTATCAGGCGTTTTATTAATATCATACGGTTCTAACGGTTTATCTAATTCATTACATTTGACTGGGTATGATTTATACTTGTAGCATGTATCTTCAAGATTGTAAATATTCTCCTCAATATCTTTAATGTCCGGTGCCGAATACAATACACAATTATCCTTACAAATACGCCTAAAAAGCAGAGCTAACGCAAGACCAAATAGTGCGCTAACAATTATTTGTCCCGTATCATCATAAAACAATCTGTCAATAGTAACTCTTAACCCCGAAGGATCTTTCGCTTTCCCTGTCCCCATCACTATCTTTTTACTCATCTAACTTCTATTCTAATCTATTAAAATTTAAAAAAATAATTATAGATATACCCTGGAACATCCCATTATATTATAGGCTGTGTTAAAGAAGTTGCTGTACACTTAACCTCCTCTGCGCTATATTTATAGCACTGGTGATTATGATCCTTATATACTATTTTATTTGCGTTGTAAGGTGTAGGATATTTTATAATACTTCTTATTGGTGGCGAAGAAATATACACATATATAACTCCTAATAAAAAAGCGAAGAAGAAGCTAAACCAGTTTATCCTAAATGTTCTATTATCTTGAATATTTTTTACCATAATATCTCCTATATAATTATCTATTTTATAATTTTTCATGAAGGCTCAGGTACCACAGGCGGCTTAGGTTTCTTATAATTAACATCTTTGATACATCGATTGGTTACAGGATTTAAGATTTTACCTTCCGGACACTCCTTGACTTTCACAGCTTTCTTAGGTTCCTTAGGTTCCTTAGGCTCCTTAGGTTCCTTAGGCTCTTTAGGCTCCTTAGGTTCCTTAGGTTCCTTAGGTTCCTTCGAATCTTTCTTAACATCTTTAGCCTTCTTAGCAACTGGAGCTTTAACACACCTTTTTGTTATAGGATTTAGTACTTTACCTTCAGGACATACTTTTTCTTTGTTAATAATGCCCTTAGCATCTTTAGCCCCATTAGTATCTTTTACTTCCTTTCGACCGCTTGCTCTATCTTCTTCTAATCTTATATGTTCATATGTGTATATATCAGGGATGCTCTTGTGATTTTCGTATTTATAATTTAAATAATCATATAATGATGATAGCTCTTTGGTTTCTTTATATATATTATATCGTTCTTCTTTATTTTGTAAAAATAATTCGTATTCATAATTATTTATTTCTCGTGCTTTTTTGTACTCTTCCTCGTATCTTATCATCTTTTGAGTAATTACATTATTCTCATCACTTTTGTATTTAAAATAATCGCCAATCTGTTTTTTGATTATATTTAACTTTGCTTGATCATTATCTTTGCTATACATATTAATATTTAGAATGTTTTTTTCAATATCTTTTAATATATCCATTTACTAATATCGAGGATAAAAATAAACAAAAAACAAAAAAACAGATTAGTGTAATAAAATGTCTTCAAACATACCCCTATAAAATGTCTGAAGACTTTCTGCGGGTTTTAATTGTTCCTCATAAATACTTCTTGGTATATACTTAACAACTACCTTATCTTTTTTACATACAGATTTATTATTATAGTATCCTTGAATAATCATGATAGACCCTATAAATAATAAAAAAATTGCTATTGCTTTCATTTCTTAATATAAAGAAATAAGAAAAAAATATTAAATTCATATACAACCTAACCTATAATAAATGCTCATTTATTGAAGTCCGAGTTTTTGTGAACTCCACGCATCAACCTGTTCAATACTGGTTTTAAGTTCTGACAATTCAATCGGTGGATTTGTTTCTGATACATCCACATCGGCTGTCGCAGCTGTCGCAGCTGTCGCTTCAGTACCGGGAACTACATCATTTTCCAGATCAGAAGGAGGTTTATCAGTCGTTGAATCCGTAGCAGCAGTAGAAAATAGGGATGCCTTTCTATTCTCAAAGATAATATCCTTGTCATTCATATTCTTCTTGTACTCTTTCATTAGAGTATTAAGTTGTGTCTCGGCATATTCTTGATTTTCTAAGCAATCCGGATTAGGCGACCATGGACACCAACAACCTACTTGAGCAATATAAATATTAAACTTGTTATCAATCTTCTTAATAAACTCACTTCGATTTTTGGCTTCATCAATCGTATCAAATACACCTCTTACCTTAATTCCCCTAATAGAAGTAACAAAGTTATTATCACGATGATATGAGGTCTCCAGTTCTTGGTTATTTATAGATTTATAAAATCCATATTGTTCGCTCATATCTTTAGGATCAAAGATAAAGGCATTATTCTCCTTAACAGATTCAACAAAGTCCTTTGAATCGCTATACTTCGTCGAAATACCATCTAATAGCTTAGTCATGTCGCTGCTAAACTTACTAATAAACTGACTGAACATATAAGCCTCCTTATTCACAAGAACATCCTCAGGGCTTAAGAATGATAGCAATACAAAGTTTTGCCCTCGGATTGGTTTGTCCTCATCCAAATAATCTACTTCCTTGACGCTTGTAACGCTCGAGACTGTGGTGCTTTCTTCGGCTGACATTTTATGATATCTTTTCTAATAATATTATATATTATAAATCTTATATATGTTTATTGATAATAAGTCTAAAATATTTTATTATATAATAATAGTATAAATAAGATATTTAATAAATAATGGAATATTCTATTGATTTCTGGGATGTAGTTGTAAGACTTCTTAAATATGCTTTCGAAGGTCTCATAGTTGCTTTTGTCGCCCTCATATTACCTAATAATAAATTAGATTGGAGTGAGATTTGGATGCTCGCCTTAACAGCCGCTTGTACATTCTCTGTTCTTGATCTGCTATCACCTGCGGTTTCTGCTGGGGCAAGACAAGGTGTTGGTCTTGGTGCTGGCTTCAGGATGGTTGGTTTCCCTAACGGATTTTAAGTAATAATGTAATAAAGTAATCATTACAAAGAAGGTATTATTTCATAATTAAGTTCTAAACATATTTTTTTCCATATTTGGTCTTGAACGTATAGCTTCTCTCTACTTTTTAATAGTGGGAAATATTTAAGATATTCATTCAGTCCTAATATTTGAAAAAACTTATACAAAACATAGCTATATGACAGAAAGTTTTTCCTGTCTTTCGGACAGTGTTTCAAGAATGGCGCTTGTATATTTCTAAACATATTACATAATTTATCCTCCAGCTCTTGGCTAAATTGTGGTGTAGGTATCCCGTTAATCCTATTTATAATATAATTAATATGCTCGTAATATTTATTAATCCTTAGACGTTTGAGTATATCCCTCATTTTATTATATGTTATTGTTTTAGTATCCACAATCTTCTCTTTCTTTATTTCTGTTAAAATCTTCTCAAATATTTCATCTGGTATATCTGTACTCTCTTTGCCCTGAACCTGATTACACCATTCCCTAAAGTGATTAATACGCTTATAGCTAAAATGTGAAGTATCCTTTGTATTCTGCTTTAATATAGGTCTATTCTGCTCTACCAGTAGCAATTCTTGATACCCGCAAATATTACAAATAATTATAGCGTCATGCTGTAAACACGTCATTTGATTCTTACAATTCTTACATATCTCTATATCCTCCTCTTCAACATTCCTGACATACTTTTTATTTATTATAGACATGTATTTATCAACAAGTGAACTCTTATCAATTACATTCTCTTTAACGCTGTTTGAATAGTCAAACATATTCGGATTACTCGGATTATTCTGACTGTTCAAGTTATTCGAGCTATTCAAGCTATTTAAGCTATTATTAAGTTTATGTAAAGGCT